TATAGTCCCCTTACGTCTGTGTGGCATAAAATTTATTTATTAAAGTAAAGAGGCCTGTTATAGACCTCTTTGTTATATGCGTATTACAGAGCTTTATCTAGATCACCATGATTACCTTCATGATTAGGAGCTTCCCAACCTTCTGGTTTAATTAGATCTGGCAGGCCAAATGGATTTGGGCGACCTTCTTTAACACCGACATTTTTATTCATGTTGGCCTTGTATACGCGATCCCATGCTACGTTTGGATCCACCCCAAATACATCAAGAGTTCCAATAGCGAATACACACATATCAATAAGACCATCAACAATCTCTTCAGAATCTTTTGCCTCGATGGCATCCAAGGTTTCATCTAATTCTTCCTTACACATTGACAGGCGGAAACGCAAGTATTTGTCCATCAATTCTTTATTATCTTTATTTGCTTCAAACCAATCGCGAACACCAAACTTGCTGTGCATCATTGCGATATCATTAGCCCAATCACTCATATTATATATCCTTTAATTTCCAATAGTTGCAGATTCAAAGACCCGATTATGCGTATCATTACAGCGAATGAACGTCGTGCACTTTGAAAGATTCTTAAGTTGTGCAGCACCGACATATGTACATGTGCTACGAACACCGCCAAGAATATCTTGTATAGTTATATTAACATCTCCTTTGTACTTTGTCAACACAGTTCTGCCTTCAGATGAACGATATTCTTTTAATCCACCAAAGTGTTTATCATTTGCAGATTTTGAACTCATACCATAGAATTTTATATACTGTTGCAGCCTTTGTACAGGTCTATTGTGATCTCGATCCCATTCATTTGTAGAGACCCACTTGTTGATAATTTCACCACCACCTTGATTATGGCCAGCAAGCATACCACCAAGCATTACAAAATCTGCGCCAGCTGCGAAAGCTTTAGCAACATCACCAGGAGTGCTGCACCCGCCATCAGCGATAATATGTCCGCCCAATCCATGCGCGGCATCAGCGCATTCGATGACGGCTGAGAGTTGCGGATATCCAACACCAGTCTGAATACGAGTAGTACATACAGAACCAGGACCAATACCAACTTTGACAATGTCAGCTCCATTTAAGATTAACTCCTGTGTTTGATCAGCGGTAACAACGTTACCTGCAATGATTACAATACGTGGATAATTTTGACGGAAGTTTCTAATGAATTCTACAAAGCGTTCTGTATATCCATTAGCAACATCAATACAAACGTACTTTAGTTTATTATCAACCATTTCATAAACATGTCTAAACTTCATCTCATCTTCATGTGAGATACCGATACTCATAGCGACATGATTCGTATGGTGATAACCTTCATTATCGTTATCAAAGAATTTTACTAATTCGTTTTCAGTATATGTTTTAACAAGACAAGTAAAGACATTCTGTTTGGATAACTCACTGGCCATTAGCATCGTGCCAACTCCATCCATATTGGCTGCCATAATAGGAACGCCGTAATAGTGTCCTTTTTCTCTTTCACGAATGTTGTCAGGAAAGTCTGGAGAATAGTTAGCAAATGTATAACGGCGTTGAAGATCTACTTCTTTGCGACTACCTAATGTACTACGCTTTGGACGAATTAAAACGTCTTTGTAGTCCAATTTAATTTCATTATCAATAAGCAATTTCTTTCTCCTTATATAAAGAAATCTTCAAGTGTGTTGACTTTAACTGCAGACCAACCAACAGCTTCAAGAATTGATTCCAATGGGCTTAGGAATACTTTTTCAAATTGTGTTTCATAATCAATGTAATCATGAAGACCAAATTCTTTTGGAAGTACACCCGGGAACGAGATAATATTTTCACGAATCGGGTTTGGTGTTTTGAGGTAACAGAACTTAATTTTGTCACCGCCGATGATAGTTTCAAACTTTTTATCAAGACCTTTTTCTTTGAGGTGATGATTAAAAAGAATGCAACCACGTACGTGCATTGGGCAACCCTTTTTATATAGGGTTTCACGACTACGATATTTGTCGATGTTATCTGTACCAGAGTTACGGCCTACATCTTCAGGTGGAAGTTTATAAAATTCTTGACGGAAGTTCTCAATGAATTCTTGTACTGCTGCTTCATCTTCGTTCATAATAACTTTAAATGCTTCCTTAAGTTTATCACGACAAACTTCTGGAGTAGATGAACGAACAGATTCCAAACCAGTTACAGAGATTTTTGGTACATCATAGTGAACACCTTCTGAGTTGAGAGTATTCATAATGTAACGTTTTTTAGCAATGAATACAGATTTATCAGTAATTTTTTCTCGTTTCATTACCATTGCTTGACGGTATGCACCCATCTTTTCAGCAAGTTCTTTGTAGCCTTTTTCAAGTACTTCCTCAATTTTCATTTTACAAACTTTATCAAGGAATTCTTCACCTTTAGCACGATCAACGTCGATAGTACCAAATGATGCTTTTACAACACCTGCCATATCAACATAGATTGAGTCTGTATCGATATAGATGATATAGTCTTTACCATCCGTTTTGAGTAGCTTATTTAGATATTCGTTAACAGATTTTTGTGCATAACGAATTGAAAGCTGACCAGATGTTGTGATTGCCTCTGCCATTTCGTTAATGTAGTAGAGGAAGTAGATGTTAGCAGTTGCACCGTAAAGCGAGTTCATGGCGATCTTAATAGCCATTTGCTGGTTGTGCAAGTTATTTGCTTCACGTTTTAATCTATCTTTTTCTTTAGGATCAGTTGCATTCTCAAGTTGTTGTTCAACATTAAGCATTTGCTTTTTGATTTTAGAACGATTGCCGTAATACTCATCAATGATTTCAGGAATTACACCTTTAAATTCATTTGTAAAGCAAACGCCATTGGCAGCAACGGATACAGACTTATCATTGTTGTGATACTTACCTGATAGAACCATTTCTTGTGATACATACTCGCGACGATCTTCAACATAAGTTTCTGGTGACATGTTATATTGAAGCATCAAGTGAGGATACAGTGAGTTCAAATCGAACGATACTACCCAAGGGTGCATGCCAACTTTTGGATCTTTAACGAACCCACCAACTAGATCGCCAGCACGTTGCCCAGGACCTTCTTTAAGTGGAGGTACACGACCTTCTTTAAGAAGTCGACGGTAAAGAGTTGTTTCCCAAATACCCACAGTACCAAATGCATCACCGTAGTTAACACCACCGCCATATGCAACTGTCATAACCAAAGATAGTAGACCAGTTTCATCTTCAAAGCGTTGGATCAGCCAAGTATCTTTAAGGTTGTAGTCCAAGTATAATTGTGGATTCTGTTCGTAAAGATTGGTAAGGTTACCATACTCAGAATAATCCAATTTCTTTTCGCCAAGGATTACGTGAGCAATATGGTCAAGCTTGTACGATTCTTGCGGACCATATTTGTAACCAAACTTTTTAAATGCATCCATATAATCGACGACAGTAATGCCACCAATTTTGTATGTGTTTTGCATTTTACCAAAGAACTCACGACCAGCTTGACGTAGATTACGCCATGGTGATAGATCCTTAGCAAATTCTTCGCCAAACAATGAAATCATACGAGTAATGATGTATTGAATATCGAAGTATTCGACGTTCCAACCAGTAACTACGTCTGGATAGTCAGTAGTCCAAATGCGTTTGAAGTGACGAAGTAATGCCTCTTCAGTATCAAACTTTGTAAATTCAATATCGTTTGGATCAATATCAAGTAGAGTCTGAGATTTATCGTAATCTTTACGACCAAGCAGATGGTACTTACTAGATTTAGAAGACTTGTAAGCGATTGAAGTGATTTCTTTGTCAGCAGTATCCATGTCTGCATAACCATCAGAAATATCAACCTCGATGTCAAATGATGCGATATTAATTTGAGAAATGTCAAATTTAATATCATCTGGATAATGTTCTTGTATAAATTGCGCTACGTAGTTAGTATTACCAGCAATTTCAAATCCATGAACATCTTTATATTGTTCAATCCAATCTTTGGCGGCACGCATATCATCCATTTTTACAGGAGATAAAGGCCTGCTAGTAGTAAGAGACTTGTATTTAGTATTTTTATCTTTACCGCCGACAAAGAAAGTTGGAGAGAACTTTACTTTGCGCTCAAAGCGACGGCCATTTTCATAGCCGCGCCAGAGAATATTATTGCCGAATCGTTCGACTGAAGTATAGAAATTAGACATGTTCACCTTTATTTGTCAAGTACTGGATCATTATATAATAGAAAGGAGTGGATGTACATTACTTTTTTAGCTTAGGGTGCAAAGATTTGTCGTTGTAGATATCGGATGCTAACGCTTGGATATCGTCAACCAAAGCTTTGATTTGAGCGCTATCCTGTTTTTCTTTTGGAGTGTCGTACTTAAGTCGACGAAGGATCATCGACTTTTCGTACATTACAGATATCTTATTACAAAATTCACTAATCTTATGCTGCATTTTTTGCCCCTTTATGCTGCTATTTGACTGAAGTTTTTAACCTTATCGAATCTAATGTGCGACATGAACTTATCACCAAACTGGTGTCCACGGTGTGAGATAACAAAGATGTTATCATCAGCATTCATATTGTGTAGAGTATCAATCAGCATCTCAATACCAGTACCATCTAAAGCACCATCTAATGTTTCGTCTAGAATAAGAAGGTTGGTTGCTACAGAGTTGCGAAGTTTAGCAACTGAGCGCCATGCTAGCATGATAGAAAGGGTGATACGAAGCTTTTCACCTTCTGAGAAAGAAGCATATGAGAACTTATCACGGAAGCGAGATTTGATAACTTCGTTAAAGTTTTCATCAAGTTGGAAGTCAACGAATAGATCAAATGCAGTTAGGTACTTGTTAATAAGTTTATTCATAACAGGTACATATTGTTTAATGATCTTAGCTTTAATACCACCATCCTTAAGCATTGCGGATACCACACTAATTACTTCTTTTTCATTGAATAGCTCAGTTTGACGAGCCTCAATGTTTCTTAATTGACTATAGTATTCATTTAGCTTAGTGTTGTCAACAGCTTCTACTTCTTCCTCTGCAGATGTCAATTCATTTTTATATTGAATTAAAGCATTCTTAGCCATCTTAATGTTTGCACGATGGTCAGAACCTTCTAGAGATTTTGTTCTAATTTGATCTTCTACATCAGAGATTTCATTAATGCGTGCAGAATATTCTTTAACTTTTTCGGCAAGATCCTTCATGCCATTTTCAAGTTCTTCTACTTTTTGACCTTTTTCACTAACAACATTTTCTTTAAAATCGTGAGCAATACCCTGCTTACATGTAGGGCAATCGTCATGATCTTTATAGAATGAAAGTTCTTTATTAATGCTATTAATATTCATTTGCATTTGCTGTAAAAGAGCATTTGCTTTTTCATTCTTAGATTTAATGGAAGCTTTATCAGAGATAGTCTCAGTGAGTTTAGTAATCTCTTCATCAATTGCTTCAATTGCAGCCTTTTCAACTTCGATACTATCAAGATGTTCCTTCATCTTTTCTTTAATCTTGTCGACTTCTTTTTCTTTCATTTGTCGAATAGATTCGTTATGTTCCTTGGCAGAATCAATACGAGTTTCTACAAGATCTTTTTGATAGGAGTTTTCAGTAATGCTTTCCTTGTTGGTAGATACTTTATCTTTCAATAGTGTATTCATTGTACTAAAGACTTGAATATCAAGTAGATCTTCAATGATTTCACGTCGTGAATGAGCTGGCAATTCCATAAAAGGTACATATGTTGCGCTACCTAGAATTACAATCTGAGTAAATGATTTGTAATTCAATTTAAGAATATTTTGCTCAAGGTAAGATTGATAGTCACGTACAGCAGCTTCTTGATCTACTAATTTTCCATTAAGGTAGATCTCAAAGAAACTTGGCTTTAGACCACGTTTAACGACGTAGTTACCTGTACCAATACTAAACTCAATTTCAACAACCAAATTCTTAGTGTTGATTGAGTTGATTAGTTGTGGCTTATTAATCTTACGAAAAGGTTTGCCATATAGCGCAAAAGTAACGGCATCGAGCAACGTCGATTTACCACTACCATTTGAACCACTAATTAGTGTTGTCTTACTTTTATCAAGTAAAATCTCTGTGAATGAGTTGCCCGAAGACAAGAGGTTCTTGTATCGGATCTTTTTAAAATGAATTTTCATTAAATAGACTGTGCCTCAATATAAAGTTCATCAATCAATTTTTTAACATGCACTTTATCAACTCGTGTTTCCATAGAATCGATATAGGTATGCAAAATATCTTTTGTGTCCTTAGTTTCATCTAATATTTCGTCTAATCCTTCGGATTCTAAGTTAAGAGAATCTTCAACAGATTTAACGTCAGCTGCGCCAGCATCTGTTAGTTTATTGATAAACAGATCGTAAATATATGGATTGGTTCTATTCTTTACGATAACCTTGATAAAACATTTTTTGATAGCATCAACATCTAGGTTTGCGATATCATCAATAGTCATATCAGCATCGTCGTATTCAAGTTTAAAGAACACTGGATTTGGGTTAAGGATCCA